CCGCTCAATATTGACATTTTCCCGCACTTCAAACAAGTGATAGGTAGTGTCATCATAGTTTGTACCGATACCGTAGGACATGGGTCGACCAGGGAGATTCCATTTAGCCACTTCAAAGTCTTTGACTGGCAACAAATGCACTGGAGCCTTTCTATAATTCCAGCTATCAGTCAACATCTGAGCCACATCGCCATCATAAGTAGCCTTGCATGATGGTTTACCTACCATCCTCCATACCCTACGATTGACGCATAGGAATGATGGAGCCGCAAATAGTCTGGAAGGATCAAGATGGTTTGATGCTTGCTCGTTACCTACCAAAGTACCCCCGCCAGCCAAATTAATACACTGGCCGACCTTCTCGCCACTCAATGGAAGGCAATCGATATCGAAGAAAACCAATACATCAAGATCATCATGCCGATGAATTACCCAATCCATCCATTCGCCATGATCTAACCCATGAATCTTATGTTGACTGATTGGCAGTTTGAAGTGATCCATTACCTTCTTTTGATAATCCACTACTCTGGGATCGATGTTATCCCAGTAAAGTGAAAAGATTGCTGCGTTCATACTTCTACCTCATGACCTAACTGTTTAACCATTTTGTATGACCACTTACGGAAAGCCTCACGATGTTCTGCATCTTGCGGATCCCGGTCATCCCATATCGACTGGATCACAAACTCACCATCAGTATCAAAAAACTCAATACGCAACATGTTGCCGTCTTTGTCATAAATATCAGTTGGAATTAATCTCATTGCCTATCGCTCCTTGCTAAACCACCACTAAAAATATAAGTACCAGTATGGGTGAGTTTTGCCCACGGTGCTGCCCAAATTCTAAAACCATTCTCTCTTGCCAAATCACAGAAGTGATAATCTTCTGATAAGTAACGATTATCGGCTGGTGATATTGATGTATCAAAGATATTAGCAATCAATGTACCGACATCTTGCGGGTTGACCACAGTAAACATATCGTTAGAATACTTCGGTGCTACCTCAGTTAACTTTGCAATAACATCACGCTTAATTAACATAAAGCCAGTACCACCCTTTTCAATCTCGATGGGCTGATCAATACGGCCAGTCGCATCTTTCTTACCAATCGTATTGACTACAAAAGATCCGGTGTACTCATGCAATTTATCTGCGGGTACACCACGCAAAACTGCCGCATGGACTTCATGCCAGTTAATTTCTTTCTTGGGATAGATGCCACAGATCACATCCACATTGGCTCGTGCCATCTGCACGATGTCATATGGTTGCCAGCTAATATCAGCATCAATAAACATCAGATGACTACATTCTGATCTTAAAAAGTCATGAGCCAATCTGTTACGAGCACGAGTAATAAGCGACTCATTTAACATCATAGAGAAATTCATCTCGATACCATTCTGAGCTAACACTGCTGGTGTTGATGTTAAATTGATAGCGTATGTACCAGTACACATACCACCATACATTGGTGTTGCTATGAAGATTTTCGGTTTTTTGTCCATGGGTAATTTCCTTTGTAATGTTCTAAAGTTGCTTGGTTGCCTTGCAAATGCATTGCTTCGTGATGCGGTCTGACTCGATAGTTAATAGTATGTTCACCATTACAATCAAACTCTGGCAAGAGTTTAGCCATCTCGTTGTAAAACAAACGATCCATAAAAAATGAGTCACCAAAAAACTGATACGAATGACGCATTAAATATTTGCGTTTAAAACAATAGCAGTTTGTATCTACAAAATGGTGATGGGGCGAAAATACAGATTGCCACTTACCCAAGCTTTCACAATTGTCTGCAATAACAAAAGTACCATCTTGCCGGACGATGTTACGCAAACTATAAGCCCATTGCAAATCACGCTCTTGAATAAAGTTCACCAACTTTTCAACATGATCTGGCTCAAACCAGTTGTCTTCATCCAAAAACAAAATGTAATCTGCATCAGTCAGCATTGGGAACGCTGCATAGATGCGGTGTCCGTTGTAGCCATCATGCCCAGTATTCTCGGACAGATGGATTACTTTGGTGTTTTTATTGAGGACAAACTCATTGTCGCATCGACCATCTACCACCACTAAATGCTCTACTTCAATGGTCTGATCGGTTACGCTATTAATGGCTTGTTGCACATGCTTTGTGCCAATTGTCGGTGTAATTACTTGGATGCGCATGATACCTCCTCAATTCGTTTTCCAATCCAGCGCATAACTGGTACTGCCATACTGTTACCCATCGCTTTGTAGCGTGGCCCATCGGGGCACTTTGGTTTGATGTTGGTGTAATCATCGGGAAAGCCTTGCAAACGCTCACACTCAACGGGTGTCAATCTGCGTACTGCCATCTGTTGCATCAACTTGGGACCACTGGTATTTGTACCACCGCAAGCTTGGGTTAAGGTTGCAGTTACATTACCATCGATCGCTTGGTTATACACATCGACTGCGTATGCGGTTGCGGTTTGATTGTCGCCCATGTTGGCACGAAGAGTAGGTGTACCATCCCGAACAAACCGAGCTGGGCTACCTTCACGCTTGGCAATTCCAGGTTCAAAGCCATAAGCCACACCATGCACACCAGTTGCATTCAAAGTGTACATTGGGCCATCTTCAGTAAATCCATCTCCGTTACCGCCATTCTCGGGTTTACGGCCGATGGTGTTTTCAGCTAGAGCAATTGGTACATTACCACCACCAGTACCCCAGCGTGCTAATACAGTCGTGCAAGTATCGCCCATCTCCTTGACTCGTGAATCGGTAGGATGGTTCTCGTAAACAATCAAGCCTCGCCCATCTTTGATATCTTGGTTTCCGAATCCTTTGTAGTCTCGAGCAAGGAGGGTTCCGATTGTATGACTGCCATCTGGAGAGCTTCCTTGAGGAGCGGAGGCAACACCTTGTTTCTTACCTCGGCTCTTCGGAGGATTCCGGCGCAAGCTTTCGGACTCAAAAAGAACCTTTGCGGGACTGACCCAGTCTCCAAGACATCCAACAACGAAGACTCTTCTGCGTCTTTGTGGTACTCCAAAGTATTGAGCATCAAGCACCCGATAGCTGAACCCATACCCGAGTTCGACCAACGCCCCGAGGAAGGAACCAAAATCCCGTCCTCGGTTTGAACTGAGGACACCTGGCACGTTTTCCCATACGCACCACTTGGGTCTAAACTTGTCAAGAATTCCAACATAGGTAAGCATGAGATTGCCTCTGGGGTCTTCAAGCCCTTTACGCAATCCAGCGACACTGAAAGATTGGCAAGGGGTTCCTCCAACGAGAAGGTCAATTGATCCATTTAAATTCCACTCCTTATATTTAGTCATATCCCCAAGATTGGGTACATTTGGATAATGGTATGCCAGTACTTCACTCGGGAATTTTTCAATATCCGAGAATGCGACTGGCGACCAGCCAAGGCCATGCCATGCTACTGTGGCAGCCTCGACTCCGCTACAAACCGATAAGTATTTCATTGTTCTCCCTTAAAAAACACATCTAAACTTTCTACTTCATTAGGATCTTCCCAGTTATCCGAGTCACCATAATCGCCTCTCGTTGCACGAAGACGCTCATCGTGTCGGTATCTTGGTTCGATTGCCCACCATGCACTACTTGCCTCTCTGTATTCCACCCAGTCATCGTTGACTACAAACAATGGATGGTTCAAATCTGTAATATGAATGCTATCTAAAAAATCTCGGTGCGGTATGTATTTACTTCTAAAATTGCCATCAGTTTTAACTAGTTTGACTCTGTCTCTTGCGCGTATAAATCTTTTGTACGCTTTGATCTGTTCTTCAGTCATCTTGCCCTTCTTGTTCTAAATGTTCGGAATTAAATATTTCTAAGCTTACTGGCTCTTTACTAATGATGGAATTAATGTACGCAATACGCTTGATGTCGACCCCCAGTTTATTGGCTAACTCACCCTCGCTCGGATCACGGCCAAGTTCTTGGGATAACATACGCTCGGTGTATTTTACCCGTCTAATCTCTTCTGTAATATTTACTGGTAAACGGATTAAGTTCTTGGTATTGGCAACACCCCGATTAACATCGTAGTGTATGAATTTTTTGGCATAAGAGGCAAACCGGATTTTGCCCATCGGTTTCCAGGAGCGGGCTGCATTGATCAATGCCTCATTCCCAAAAGACAGTAAGTCTTCCATCGGCATATTGGAATGCGCCCAGTTGGGCATCTTTTTAATGACTGATACTACAAATCGTAAGTTATGGGTTACCAGTTTTTCCAAGGCACGCTCATCACCTTGGGCAATTTTATCGGCAAGCTCTGCCTCTTGTTCTCTGGTTAATGTGGGAATTCCATAAAGTGATTGTAGATAATCAGTTAACGCATTCTTGCGGTTTTTCAAAATGGGCTATCTCCAAACTGCTCTACCAGCCCATTAAATATTTGGGAAGGTGTGGGGTTTTTTATTTTTGGCAATACAGTCAAGGTGCATCCCGATTGAATGTAAGGTTCACACTCAACGCGGGACGCAAATTTCCGTATCAGTATACCACAATCATACACTAAGTAACGCAACATATCAAATAATATTCTTGATCAATACAAAATCTTTTTTAGGTAAAAAACGC